AACAGATTATGCTTTATGTAATGCTACACCTGATGAAATGGATATAGTAAATATTGTTGGTCATCCATCTTTAATACAAACTGGTCAAATAACCAGTTTAAATAATCCAAACGATGATTTGTTTCAGATTTTTTTAAATCCGATGTTAATGTATTATCGTGATTATACACCATTTGTAGATCCAACAGGAACACATCAACCTACACCAATGTATTATATGGCACGTATGTTTACTAATTGGCGTGGTGGTATGAAATTTCATATATCTTTTATATGTTCAGCATTTCATAGTGCACGTGTTCGTTTCTTATGGCAACCATTTCCAGTTAATGGGTTACCAGAAACTTATTCAGTTGGGCAAACTACATCTTCTTATAATATATTGATGGATATTAATAAACAAACTGATTATTCTATCTATGTTCCATATGACCAATGTGTTGAATGGTTAAAAGTTGCAACTGATTTTGGAACTGGACCTGCTATGAATTGGTGTAATGGTATAGCTAGTCTTATTCTGCAAACACATTTAACATCTAATACAGATGTAGTTCAACCTATTTATTATCAAATTTTTTGTAGTATGGCTGATGATGCACAATTTGCTGCACCTAATCTAGAATCATTAGCATTGTATGGTAATCCATTGTTATCAGAACCAGCAAGTTTACTGTTAGATGATGAAGATGACGATACTTTGGTTGCACAGGATGGTTCAGTTGAAGAATGTGAGTTACCTTCATCGTCTGCATTTTGTATGCGTAACACAAAATTTATAAGTATAATGGGAGAACCAGTAACAAGTCATCGTGTTTATGGAGAATCGACTGTTTTTGAATATACATCTGTAAAGCAATTATCAAATATGTTAACACCTATGGAATTGTTTAAAACTGCAGCTACAACTAATTTTGTAGGACGTCAATTAAATCCATTTGCTACGATTAAGTTTGCATATACAGATGATATGTGGTTATGTTTTTATAACCAGATCCGGTCTATTTATAGATTTGGACGTGGTTCATTTCGTATGACTGCAATTATTAGTCAATCTGCTATACAAGCTACATCTTATATACGACCTGGAAATGATGATGCTTCGGCGTATTGGACAACTGTAACAACTGATCCTTTTATTGGAACTGCTAATAAGGCACCAATTTCTGGTGGTTTTCAATATTTTATGTCGACTATGTATATGCCAGCTGATATAGTTATACCGTACTATTCAACTGTACCTTGTATTCTATATAATTCGAATCAAACAGCACCACAACCTTTTTTGTCAACATCAAGTGCAGCTAACATAGTTTTTTCTAATCAAGCTACTGTTGGTTTGTCAATTATGTATTTTGGTGCAACAGCTGATGATTTTATTTTTGGCAGTCGGATTGGTATGCCGAAACTTAAACATGCCTAATTTCCTATTAATAATAGATCTTTTTGGAGTGCTATTGCTCCTCTTTCTGTGGAAAGAAATAATTCAAGACCTTATTTTATGAAGTCAACTTCAAATTTTATTTGCATAAGTCGAACACCGGAAAAAGAATGAGCACGGTAGTTCCGCCCTTTGGGTGCGTTATGAGACCTCAGA